AAAAAGCTAGTGCAGCACCTGCTGTAGCAAACAGTAGTGCAGGTGACTTGTGGGTTAACACAGAAAGTCAGCAGCTATATTTGTTTACAGGTAGTGCTTGGGTATTAGTAGGACCAGACTTTAGTGATGGCCTATTAACTGGTGCTACTGCACAAGCAATTGTGGGTATTGATGATGTAACTTATAATGTATTATCTATTAAAGTTGAAGACAAACCTGTAATTATTATTAGTAGTCAAACGTTTGTTCCAAAAACATCAATAAAAGGTTTTAGAACTGGTATTAATCCTGGTATGAATATTGCTGATGAAGCAATTGTTGGCGTACAAGCACTAAAATATTATGGAACTGCTGAAAAAGCAGAAGCATTAGTAGTTGGAAACGTATCGATTCCAGCTAGTAACTTCTTAAGAGGCAACGCTGCAAGTACAACAGACTATCAATTAAGTGTTAAAAGTAATGATGGTATTAAAGTTGGCACAGGCGGACAATTAAGTTTAGGTATTGACGGCGAAACTGGCATTATACAACATAATACAAGTGGTTCAAGTATTGATATTAGAATGCGCAGCGGTAACTTAACCCCAACAGTTGTAAGTATTAATAGTGACGGCAATGTTGGATTTAATAATGCTGCACCTGAGGAATCAATTGATGTTAAAGGTAATATTAAAATATCTCCTAAGACTGGCGTAGCAGAAACTGGCATTTTACAAATTACAAGTAATGAAAATTCTTCATCGATTGGCACAGGTAGTATTAGAACTACAGGCGGCATAGGAATTGCACTTAATGCATATGTTGGTGGCGACCTTGATGTGGGCGGCATTTTACAAACCGGTAATATTGCACCAGACGGAGCTGGCACAAGAAACATTGGAACATCAGTTAGTAAGTATGATCAAATACATGCTACAACATTCTTTGGTAATATCCAGGGTAACGTAAGTGGCACAGTTAGTGGCAGAGCAGGTAGTGCAGATAGACTTGCTAGTGCTACAACATTTGCACTAAGCGGTGATGTTGCACCAAGCAGTTTTGAATTCGACGGACAAACTGGCGGAAGTACAAAAACTTTTGCAGTAAGTATTGCTGACAGTTTTATTAGTAACAAGACTGTTACTTACGATGCAGGCAACGCTGACGAATTACTACTAAATGTAACTACTGGTACTACTGGCGTTCGTAGAATTACAAAGCGTAACTTCTTAAAGACAATTCCACTTGTACCAGCAGGTTCAATGCTGGCATTTGGTGGCGCAGAAGCTCCTACAGGTTGGCTATTTTGTGACGGAACTGAAGTTAGAAAATCAGACTTTAATACATTATGGTTAGCAATTCAACACAACTTTAAAGATGCTAGTTTAGTATCCGACAGTGGCGTTAGCTACTTTACATTACCAGACTTTAGAGGCAGAATGGGATTAGGCTTAGACAACATGGGTGGTCCAAGCGCAAACAGAGTATCTGATATTGCTGCTGACGCAATTGGTGGCAACGCAGGCGCAGAAACATACACAATTGCAACTGACAATTTACCAGAACACGAACACGACTTAGAAGGCGCAAGTGGTACACAGTTTTACGGTGTTAGAGTTGGAGCTGGCGAACCGGTTGACGACAATGCAATTGCACTACCAATTGAACCAGGATTAGGTGGCACACAAGGCATTGCATCTAGTGGCGGCATTAAAACAGAAGCAACACTAGGTACACCTTTTAATGTTATGAATCCTTTCTTAGCAGTTAACTATATCATCTACACCGGAGAATAACAAATGAGCTATCAACTAAACAAAACAGACGGTACACTGCTAACAGACTTAATTGATGGGCAGATTGATACAGAAAGCACTAACCTTGTGTTAGTTGGTAGAAACTATACCGGATACGGAGAATACTTTAACGAAAACTTTATTAAGCTATTAGAAAATTTTAGTAATACTGCCGCACCAAGCAATCCATTAACTGGCCAGTTATGGTGGGACAGTAATAGCCAAAGATTACAAGTATATAATGGCACTATATGGAAATCAAGTGGTGGACCAATAGTACAAACTACACAACCACAAATGGTTGCTGGCGATTTGTGGATTGACAATCTAAATAATCAAGTTTATGCATACGACGGCTCAGACTTAATGTTGATGGGACCACAGTATACATTGACACAAGGAATAAGCGGATTTAAAATAGGTAGCATACTTGACTCGCAGAGTCGATCTCGTACTGTTACAAACTTATATGTAGGCGGCACACTTTCAGCAGTAATTAGTAATATTGAATTTACTCCAATTTATGCGCAGCGTGTAATGGGATTAGTTACAGCATCAAATCCAAACGGTATTATTAAAGTAGGTTATAACGTAATTGATACTGCTAACTTTAAATTTAGAGGTATTGCAGATTCGTCAAACGCACTTGTTACGGCAGGCGGTATAGTTAGAACTGCTGACAGTTTCCTTCCATCAACTGCAAACGGTATTACTACTGGTAATTTAACAATTCAAAACTCAGGTGGTTTAACAATTGGGTTATCACAGAATAATGTACAAAAAGTTGTTGGTCCACGTTTTTATATTGAAAATCAGCTTACAGACCACGATTTAAGCTTACGAGTTAAGTCAGGCGCGTTTGGATCAATCTCTGTAGATGCAATTTATGTAGATGCAAGTACAGCTAAAGTTGGTATTTTTACAACTAACAGATTGCCTGCATATACACTAGATGTTGAAGGCGATATTCGCTGTACAGGCAACTTAATTGTAGAAGGCACTAGAGTTGCATTAGACGTTGCTACACTTAGAGTTGAAGATAAAATTATTGAAATTGGTGTAATGAACGACAGTACTGAGCTTACAGATGCTCAAGCAGATGAATCAGGTATTAGTGTTAACAGTCTTAACGGTAGTAAAGATATAATTTGGAAAAATGCTACAAATGCATTTACTTCAAACGTAAACTTTGATTTGTTAGACATTAATAAAACATATAAGATTGGCGGAGTTGACAAACTTACAAATACTTCACTGATTAATATCTCTTCGGCACCAGACTTAGCATTAGTTGGTACGCTAACTGTCCTGCAAGTTGATGAAATTAACGTTAACGGTAAAACTATTACGTCAACAAATGATATGGCATTTGTATCAACTGCTGGAATAGCAATTACAGGTGGTGGCGATATTAATATTACTGACACACAAAAAATTACTGGCGTTGGCAAAGCAATTAGCGCAAAGAAAGCAGTAGAACTAGGTGTTACTGAATCTTCAGTAGGAACAGTTGCAACTAAAGAATATACAGATGAAGAAATTGCAACAGAAGCAGTTATGTTTAGTATGGATATTACAGGCATGGGAACAGGAACTGCACTACAAAATGCAATGGCATCATACTTAAACGATATGTACCCTGCTGCAACACTAAACACAAATAAAGTAGCGCGGATACACACAACATCATATGCTGGAGCAACAGTGCAGGGCGTAGATGTTGAAAGCGCAAAAAATGTAAGTTATGTTGCAGTAGACTCTAACGGGACACAGAATCAAAACGTAGTACAAGACGTTGTATTTGATGCAGGCGGCGCAAGCGGAACAGTTATCCTATCGCCGAGTAGAACACTAATGACATACACATCTACTGGAAGTGCATGGGCTTACCAGGCAACAACAGCGTACTAAGAAAAACGATAAATAATACTAATAGCACTAGGGGTTACACAAATAATGGCATATGCAATAGATAGATATAATAACACACTGTTAACTACAGTGGAAGATGGCACAGTTGATCAAACAACTGACCTTAAATTCATTGGTAAAAACTACGCAGGTTACGGCGAAATACAAAACGAAAACTTTTTGTTCTTGCTTGAAAACTTTAGCGGAGCTAATCAGCCAGCAAGGCCACTTAGTGGGCAGGTTTGGTTTGACAGCGGCACAAGCAAATTAAAGTTTTACGATGGAACGCAATGGCGTACAACTGGCGGAGCAGAAATTGGCGCAACACAGCCAACTGGTTTATCTATTGGTGACTTTTGGTGGGACAGCGGCAACGATCAATTATACACATTCAACGGCACTGTTTTTGTACTTATAGGTCCACAGAACGCAGGCGAAGGCGTAACCCAAATGCAAAGCCTCGAAGTTCTTGATACTACAAATACTACACAAAGCGTGATTTCTTCTGTAATTGGAGACGTAACAGTATTTGTTGTAAGCCCAACACAGTTTGATCTAAATGCAAGCCAAACTGCATTAATTGCACAAGGTTATGATAGAATTAACAAAGGTATTACACTAAGAAATACCAAACTAGCAACTGCTGGAGTTACAAGTACAGCTGATAGATTCCATGGAACCGCAACAAACGCTGAGAAACTTGGCGGTATTGCAGCAGGAAACTTTATTCAAACAGGCGCTGGTAACACTGTATTTACAAGTGCTTTAGATATTCCAGATGATGGCATATTAATTGGTGATTCTAATGATTTGCAAGTTAAAATTGCTGCAAACGGATACGACGGCGTAATACAAAATGTTACTAACAGCGGATCAATTCAACTTAAAGTTACTAGCGGAGCAGGAGCGTTAACGCACGTTGGTACAGTTACATCAGCAGGAATAGTTCCATCAGCAGATAACACATTTACAATGGGATCTGCTAGTTTAGGATGGTCAAACGTATATGCAACTAACTTTACTGGCGAAGCAACTAAAGCTGGAACGTTAAGAGTAGGCAGTGATTTCCGTACTGCAAGCGCAAGTGCAACTAATAATACAGTTGCAGTAAGAGATGCAACGGGTAATATTGCAGCAACACTATTCCAAGGAGTCGCAACACAAGCACGTTATGCTGACTTAGCAGAAAAATATACAACAGAAAAAGAATTACCAGCAGGCACAGCAGTTGCAGTATGCACACATGAAGATCACGAAGTAGAGCCAGCAACAATAAGCGATCACTGCATTGGTGTTGTGTCAACCGATCCAGCATACATGATGAACAGTGAAGCGGATGGTCAATACATTGGACTTAAAGGACGTTTACCTGTAAGAGTCAAAGGACCTGTCGCTAAAGGCGATGTAATTTATGCCTGGGAAGATGGAGTATGTACAACTGTTGCAACAAATGCAATAGTAGGAATTGCACTTGAGTCGGATAGTTCAGAAGAAGAAAAATTAGTAGAATGCGTACTTAAGGTATAATTAAAAATGGCAGAAATTACAGCAGCACGAATTAACAACCTACAAGCAAGTGTTAACTTGATCTTGGGTGCAGGTTCGGGGCAGAGTGGATACGGACAGTCGGTTGGAAGTGCTCCAGTTAACAACACTGGTGATATAGCAACAGCCGCAGACATGAATTTAATTTATGCTGATATACTTGCTGCAAGAGTGCATCAAGTTGGTGCAGGCGACATTGGTATTGCGCAGGTTGTACAAAACCTTAACACTATTGCAATTGATACTAGTTTTAATATTGACGATGCAGGCGTAACAACAGCAGACCCAGATGGATTTAAGAAGGGTATTGCAGACTTTGAAACTGTAATGAATCAAGTTGTTGTTGATAAAGCTATAATGCATTCGTCACAAGCTGCACTTGAACCATCAATAGCATCTTCTAGAAGCAGTTCTTGGAACGGCTTAATTTATCATGAAATAGCAGTTACTTTTTCTTCTGCAGAGCATAGACGTTTCTTCTTCAATACCGGCGGCGAACTTAGAGTAAGTGCAAATAATACAGGCTCGTCTACGCCAAAAGGGTTAGACTGGACTCTGTTATGTTCTGAAGTAGGAAATATTAAATTTAGTGCAGAAACTACAGTGTCATCTTTAGGCGGCGGAACATCGATTGGTAATTATGACTTAACACCTTCATTCCAAAATATATACCAGAAGATTGGCTCGGGAACAAACCAGGGTGTATATGCAGGTAATATATATACTGTTAAAGCAAGGTCAGATATTGCAACACGCATTATTATTAGAGTTGACTTTAATGACGTAGTGCAAGTTGGCAACATTGATAATAACGTAGACGGAACACTGAACAGCATCTTACAACATTATCGTGCAAACGGCGATATATCTGTAGTTGCGCCCACTTATTATAATACTTCATCACTGGCATAAGCCACACATTTTATTTTAAGTTTAAGTTTAAATAAATACTTAAAGCAAAAGAGGAAGTAAATGCCAACAACTATATTAGCTAGTAGATACAATACGCTTAAGGATGCAGTAAATCTTGTACTTTCAAATTCAAGTATTGGCAATCCTACCTACGGCTACGGACAAGGCGTTACTACAAATAGTGTAGTTGGTACACGGGGACTATTGTCACCTTCAGCAGCATCTAAGGTTACAGCACAAGATTACGAAGATTTATACATTGACCTAATACGCACTAGAGCGCACCAAGTAGGCGCAGCCGCAGCCATTAGTGCATTTGTAGTAGGTGACTATAATACTAACGGAGCTACTGCTGACAAAATTGAAGAGTCGTATGTAATAGGATTAGAGTCTTTAGCATCAAGTATTGCAACTGACAGATTTACAGTAGATCCAACAAATTTGCGGATAACAGCAGCTCCTGAAGCATCTAGCTCACGAACCGGCACCTGGACTACTACAATTTCACACATATTTACAATGTCCTTTCCAACAGCACAAGCTCGTAGGCACTATTTTAATTCAGGTGGCGAAATACGTCTTAGTGCATCAGTTGACTATACCGGAAGTCAAGCAAAAACAGTCGACTGGCAAACAATATTAAACGCTATGGGCACAGTTAGTTTTAAAGGCACAAATACAGTAAATAATGCTGGCATCGGATCAGGCACTAGCATAGGAAGTCACGATCTTTCAGGAAGCTATCAGATAGTTTATACTAGATCCGGCGGCAATGTATATGCAAGAAACAGATATAACGTGTACGCAATGAATTATACAACGGGCGATAGTACTTCTGCTATAAGATTTAAAGTAGAATTTATAGACGGCGCCCCTAATAACGTAGACGGCTTCGGCATTGATGAAATAGTCTACGGAACATTTAATAGTGTTGTGCAAACAGTTGCAGCAGACGGCACAGTAACTATTAACGGAACATCACACGCAACAGCACTTATATCAGACGATCCTACTGGACTTACAACAAGACCTCTTTCATAAACAGCCACCTTACTGGTTGACAAATCATTAAATCCAATATATACTAGTAGTAATAATAAACTAGGAGTTTAACTATGGATGAGCGTTTAGAAAAAGCACTAGACTTTTCTAATTATATGCTAACACTGAGTAATCAGAAGCGACTGTTAGCAGAAAAGTACCAAGAAGAATTGATACACTTTTACAGCGGTTCGCAATTTACAATTACCCGTGAGCTGATTACATTTGTAAGCACAATGGTATCTGCTGATCAAGACGAAATTGTCATTGCAGACGATAATAATATTCCGTGTATGGTAGAAGATTTAGCTAACTTTTATAGTGAAATTATAAACAAATATACCATTGCATCTAATAATTACTACACTGCGTATGATAGCCTTAAAAAGAATAGAAGTGTAGAGAAATTGGTAGACTATGAGTAAAGGCGCAGTTTTAATTGCAAGAAATAACGGACATATTGATTATATAAAACAGGCTGTATTTCTTGCAAAACGAATAAAGAAGCATTTAAATATTCCTGTTTCGGTTGCTACTGATAGTATAGAATATCTAACATCAGAATTTGGTATCGATGACTTTGATAAAGTTATTCAATTGGATTATACTGCTGAATCTAACATGCGTTATTTCTTTGATGGTACTCTTTCTAAAAAGACAGCCAGTTTTAAAAATAACAACAGAGCAGGAATATATGACCTTACTCCATA